ATTAGTATGGTAGGATTACCAAAAGATAAATTAAACATTTTTAAAAGTGTTAATTATTTATTTGCTGCACCTAACTACCTTAAGTATGTAATTGAAGAAAAGGATATAGAAGGTACTGGTATAAAAAGAATAATAACTCCTTCTACCGGAGACAATCATATAAACGTTACTATACCAGTTATATCTATAAAAAATGATAGCATATTAAAAGAAATATATTCTACTGCAGAGCATAATTTATACTTATGCTTAGCACTACCCAGACAGATAGGTACTATAGTTGAGTTAAAAGAAAAGACTTTAGGTATTTTAGGATATGGTAGATTAGGAAAAATATTAGAAAAAATAACTAAACCATTATTTAAACAAGTATTGAAAGCTGATATAGATTTTATAGATGATAATTTTTTTAGCGATACTGATTTTTTATCTATCAATATAGACTATAAAGATGCAAATATAGACTATATAAATGAAGAATTTGTTGGAAAATTCAAAAAGAATATCTATATTGTTAATACTAGTCGTGGTGAAGTAGTAGATGAAGTAGACATACTAAAAGGACTATACGAAGGTAAAGTAATAGGTTATGCTACAGACGTTATTAAAGAAGAACATACTTCTAAAGCTACAGTTTTAAAAGTAGAAAATAGTAATAAAATTCTCATAACACCTCACATAGGAGGAACAGCAATTGAAGCGCAAGAAAAAGCATATAAAAGAGTAATAGAAAAAGTATATGAAAATAATATCTGAATTATGCCAGAATCATAACGGTAATAGAGATATATTAGAAAGATTAATTAAAACAGCTGCTGTATGTAGCGATATAATTAAAATTCAATCTATAAAAGCCAGTACCTTCACATTTCGGGAAGAATACGAAGAGTTTAGACCTTACGAAAATGAATATGAAAGACTCAAAGGTTTAGAACTATCAAGAGAAGACGAAGAGTTTTTTATTTTTAAATGTATGGAATATGGAGCTGAACCTATGACTACAATATTCGTTCCTCAACATGCACCTGCTTTTAATGAACTAGGATACGATAATATAAAACTATCAGGATATTCAATACCGGCTTTTGATTACGGTAAAAAGTTAAAAAATTTTAAATTTAAAAGATTATTTTTTTCTACTTCAAGCTTATCTTTAGAAGAAATAAAAGAAACTATAAAAAATTTAAATGAAATGGGAATAGAGTACTATATGCTACAATGTACTTGTGTATACCCTACACCATTAGAAAAACTTAATTTACAAAATATAGAATTTTTTAAAAATGAATTAGGAGTAAAAAATGTGGGATTAAGTGATCATACTAATCCTTACGAAGATAATTTACTATCTTCTAAGCTAGCAATACTACAGGGTATTGACGCAATAGAAAGACATTTTACAGTTCTACCAGTAGATGAGACTAGAGACGGTAAAGTATCTGTTACTCCTAGTATGATGTCTGAAATAAAAAGATTTAGCAGACTATCAAAAGAAGATCAGTACCAAGAACTTAATAAGTTTAACAAACAACAAATTTTTAACCACGAATATTATAGAGGTAGATTTAAATGAGCAGTATTAAATTAATTATTTTTGACTTAGATGGTGTTTTAATAGAAACTAAACACTTACATTTTAAAGCACTTAATGAGGCATTAGGTGAGTACGCTTTTGATTGGGCTGAACACCTGGCAGTATATGACGGACTAACAACTAAACAGAAACTTAAGGTGTTATCTACAAACAAAGGATTACCTGTCGAAAAGCATAATGAAATATGGAAAAAGAAACAGTTAATTACTTTTGAAATGTTAAGAGACATAAAACCTGACCCTAGACTACAGACTATTATGTCTTCTCTGTCTAAAAAAGGATTTAAAATGGGGTTATGTACTAACTCTATACGTAAGACTGCTATAACAGTTTTAGCTAAATTAGGATTAGCTGAATATATGGATTTTATTCTATCTGGAGAAGATGTTACTAATCCTAAACCTCATCCTGAAATATACTGGACTGCAATATCTAAAATGAGCGTACTACCAGAAGAAACTCTTATAGTAGAAGATTCACCCTATGGATTATTAGCTGCATCGAGAAGCAAATCTTATATTTATAGAGTAAAAAATCCATCTGAAGTAGTTGTAAATAAAATTTTAACTAAAATAGAGCAGATAGATATAGGAGAAAAACAACTAACCCCAGCATGGAGAGATGAAAACCTTAATGTACTTATTCCGATGGCAGGAGCAGGTAGTAGGTTTACTCAGGCAGGTTATACGTTTCCTAAACCTTTAATAGACGTTAAAGGTAAACCTATGATTCAAGTTGTAACTGATAATTTAAATATAAAAGCAAATTATATTTACGTAGTACAAAAAGAGCATAGAGAAAAATATAATTTAGATACTTTACTTAATCTTATTACTCCGAAATGTAAAATAGTAGAAGTAGATGGAGTAACTGAAGGAGCAGCTTGTACTGCTTTATTAGCTAAAAAGTATATAGATAATGACAACCCTTTATTCTTTGCTAACTCAGATCAATTTGTAGAATGGGACTCTAACGAATTTTTATATAAGATGAACGAAACTGATGCAGATGGAGGAATCGTTACTTTTAAAGCTACTCATCCTAAATGGTCTTTTGCAAAAATAAATAAAGCCGGACTAGTTACACAAGTAGCAGAAAAGAATCCTATATCAGATATTGCAACAGTTGGATATTATTATTGGAAAAAAGGTTCTGATTTTGTAAAGTACGCAGAAGATATGATAGAGAAGGATATTAGAGTTAACAATGAGTTTTATGTTTGTCCTGTATTTAATCAAGCAATAGAAGATAATAAAAAGATCCGTACTTTTGATATTCCTAAAATGTGGGGATTAGGAACCCCCGAAGATTTAAAATACTATCTAGAAAATAATGATTCTAATTTCTCATAGAGGTAATATAGACGGTAAGAAAGAGGATAAAGAAAATAAACCTTCTTATATAGCTGAAGCAATAAATAGAGGATTTAACTGTGAAGTAGATTTTTGGTTTATAGACGGTAAATTTGTTTTAGGTCATGATGAACCGCAGTACGAAATATCTATAGAATTTATGGAAACGTATTATAGACATTTATGGATTCATTGTAAAAACTATAATGCTTTAAGTAAGTTAGTAGAAATAGATAGAGGAGGAGTTTATTTAAATTATTTCTGGCATGATACTGATGACGTAATTTTAACTTCTCAAGGCTTTATGTGGGCTAACCCAGGCACTTACATAGAAGGTAGTATTGCAGTACTTCCTGAATATAAAAAAGATAAAATAGAAGGAAGATTAGGAGTTTGTAGTGATTATATTATTAATTATGAATAAAGCAGTTTTTATTTCTGGTTTTTTATATGGATTATCTGATAATATTATACCGTTTTTAGATAAAGATACTGATTTATTTGTGCATTCATGGCAAACAGAAGAAAATAAAAGATGGATTAAAAAATTAGATAGATATAAAAAATACTGTAAAGAAACTACTTTTATGTTTACTAAACCTGAACATAAAAGAAAAAGAATTTCTTATTTACAATCTACTTGGTACGCTACTAATTTAATAAAAGACCCATATAAATATAAATCTATAGTTAAATTTAAACCAGATTTAGATACTGACATTATAAACTATAAAGAAGATATGGAGAATAGTTTTAGAAAAGCTTATTTACAAAGTCAACCTTTACTTAATGATGTCACTAAAGAAGAATGTGTTTACGGATATATTCATTATAAATCAATAGACGAAAGAGTCTTTACTTGCTACCCTCATGTAATCGATAAAATGTTTCAAGATGACGGTAATAAAAGCTATCAACAAGGTTTTATGAAAGAAGCTATAAGTTTAGATAAAAAACTTCAATGGTGGGTTGCAAAAGAGTATGAAGGTAGTTTGCTTTGGAAAGAACTATTCGATTATTATAATATAGAGATTATACAGGATATTAATTTAAAATTACCAAACAACAAGCAATGGCAATAAAGAGAAGTATAAAATTAAATGTATCAGAAAATGATGCTATTTTAAATCTACAAAAAAGAAGAAGTCTTATCGACGAAGAATGCGCAGAAATAAAAAAAACTGAGCTATCTATAGAGAGAAGACTTGAAGCAGTAAAGTCTTTTATTAATAAAACTGATACTGTAGAAAAGAATCTTGTTATAGAGTTACAAAAAAAATACGGAAAAGGAAGCTTTGACTCAGCAAAAGGCTTATTCGTACCACTATAATTTTCGAATATCGCAGTCTATTTATATAAGAGAACGAATACTCTTTTTATAAGGTGTGTTTCGATTATTACAATATATTTATTAATAGACATAAATTAAACTAAACCTAACATGGCAGAAACTATAATCTCCCCAGGTGTATTTACTAGAGAAAACGATATATCTTTTGTAACCCCAGCACCAACTGAAGTAGGAGCATGTATAATAGGACCAACAGTTAAAGGCCCGGTAGAAATACCAACTACTGTTACTTCCTATAATGAATATGTAAGAGTATTCGGAGATACATTTGAATCCGGTTCAGCTAATCAAGAATTTTTAACTTCTATTGCCGCTAAAAATTATTTTTCTCAAGGAGGAAATAACTTATTAGTAGCAAGAGTAGTAACAGGATCTTTTACAGCGGCTAGCAGTACTCATGTATCTGCATCAGAAGCTGCATCAGTACAACCTTTCCAATTAGAAACAATAGGTAAAGGAGCAATATACAATAACCACGATGGAACTTCTGCTAGTAGTATTTCTGCAAGTAGTGACAGTTCACTAGTACTAGGTAATAGCGATAATTTGAGATGGGAGATCTCAAACGTTAGCGAGGCTAAAGGTACTTTTACAGTTTCTGTAAGAAGAGGTGATGATAACTTAAAAAATAAAATAGTACTTGAAACTTTTAATAATGTAGATTTAGATCCTAATTCTAGTAACTACATTGAGAAAGTAATTGGTAACCAAACTAAAGCAATAGCTGGTACTAACGATCATATTATTACTAGTGGAGAATATATTAATAAATCTAAGTATATTAGAATAAGCTCAGTAAATTTACCGACTATCAATTACATTGGTAACAATGGAGCAAGAAGATTAGAAGCACATACAGGTTCATTACCAACAGCACAATCTGGAGCATTTATGAGTGCAACAGGAGAGATTGTTAACAAGGGTATGACTTTCTTTAGCGATATAGCTGCTAATACTCAAGGATTAGGAGTAACTCATTATAGTAACGTTATTACTTTACTTAATAATGCAGATGACTTTAAATTCAATATAATTTCTGCACCAGGTATCGTTGATAATCATCACGGTGCTACAGTAGATGGATTAATTGACTTAGCAGAAACTAGAGGAGACTGTATTGCTATAGTAGACTTATATCCTCATGGAGGAACAGTTGCTAACGTAACAACTCAAGCTGATACATTAAATAGTTCTTATGCAGCAGCATACTGGCCTTGGCTACAAACTGACTCTGCTACAGGTAAAAACGTATTTGTACCTGCTTCAACATTTATTCCTGGAGTATATGCATTTACAGATGGAGCTAACGCACCATGGTTTGCACCAGCAGGATTAGTAAGAGGAGGACTTGCAGGAGTTATTCAAGCAGAAAGAAGATTATCTCGTACACAAAGAGATACTTTATATGATGCTAAAGTAAATCCAATAGCTTCTTTTCCTGGAACTGGAATAGCAGTATTTGGTCAAAAGACTTTACAAACTAAAGCTTCTGCTTTAGATAGAGTAAATGTAAGAAGATTATTAATAGACCTAAAAGAGTTTATTGGTAACCAAGCACAGAACTTAGTATTTGAACAAAATACAGTAAATACAAGAAATAAATTCTTAGCAGCAGTAAATCCATACTTAGATTCAGTAGTACAAAGACAAGGTCTTTTTGCTTACAGAGTAGCAATGGATGACAGTAACAATACAGCTGATGTAGTAGATAGAAACCAATTAGTTGGGCAGATATTTATACAACCAGCCAAAACTGCAGAATTTATAGTACTAGACTTCACAGTTGAACCTACAGGAGCATCTTTTGGAGCATAATAAAATAAATAACTATTTATAATAAATTAAAAACATAAAATGGCAGTATTAGACCCAAATGAAATAATGTTCAGAGCGTTTGAGCCAAAGGTGCAAAACAGGTTTGCCCTTTTTATAGACGGTATTCCATCGTTTATGGTAAAAAATGTAAAGGCTCCGAGCTTTACTGACGAAGTAATAAAGTTAGATCATATTAACTCGTATAGAAAAATTCGTGGGAAAAGAGAATGGCAAGATATGGATCTTGTATTATATGATCCAATCACACCTTCTGGAGCACAAGCAGTAATGGAGTGGGCTCGTTTATCTTACGAATCAGTAACCGGTAGAGCTGGTTATTCAGATTTCTATAAAAAAGACTTAACACTTAATGTTCTTGGACCTGTAGGAGACATTATAGGTGAATGGGTAATGAAAGGTGCCTTTATACAAACAGCAGACTTTGGACAGTATGATTGGTCTAATTCTGAAGTAGTTGACTTAAGTATGACTATTTCAATGGACTACTGTATATTAAACTTCTAATAAACTACCACATATAAATCTTAGAACCCGGCATTTAGTCGGGTTTTTTGTTTGTCGCATAATTTATTTTTCGTATATTTATATAAAAGACAAGTTATATTTAATAAAATTTATGGAATCACAATTTAAAATACCTACAGAAACAGTACAACTGCCTTCAAAAGGTTTATTATACCCAAAAGACTCTCCTTTAAACAAAGGTGAAGTAGAGATGAAGTATATGACAGCTAAAGAAGAAGATATTCTTACTAATAATAATTATATCTCAAACGGTACAGTTATTGATAAACTGCTTCAAGCATTAATCGTTACAGAAGGAGTAAATTTTAATGATCTTTTAATAGGAGATAAAAATGCTATAATGATAGCAGCAAGAATACTATCTTACGGTAAAGACTATAACTTCAACTATGGAGGAAATGAGGTAACAGTTGATTTAACTGAATTAAAAAATAAAGAAGTTAGTATAAAAGAAGGTAAAAATGAATTCGAATTTATCTTACCTAAATCTGAAAATAAAGTAACTTTTAAATTATTAACTCACAAAGACGAAAGAGAAATTGAAAATGAAATGAAAGGTCTTAAAAAGTTAAATAAAGACAGTAGTACTGCTGTAACAACAAGACTTAAACACACTTTAACATCAGTAAATGATTTAACTGAAAAAAAAGACATCAGACAATTTGTAGAAAAATACTTACTAGCAGCTGATGCTAGAGCACTTAGACTACATATGATTTCTGTGACTCCGGATGTA